TCAACACATTGTTTACCAATTTCGGGGCAACACCTAGACGTCTTTCCGTCAGTCAAATGATATTTCCTATCATTACGTTTGGTAGCCCGTGAAGGAATCTAACCTTCCTCTCTGGCTTATGAGACCAGAATAGTCAACAGACTACATACGGGCAATAAATTGGTACACCGTAAGGTATTCGGAACCTTCTCCCCAGAGTGAAAATCTGGAATCCTAAACCACTAGACGAACGGTGCATTAACTATTTTAATCGAACTCTTAACCTCAACAACAAAACTATCATAACCTATCATACCGCAAAAGTAAAGTTTTTTATTTTCGCTTTAATTTGGTGCGGGTGGAGAGATTTGAACTCTCAATCCCGAAGGCGGGAGATTTTAAATCTCCAGTGTATACCGTTCCACCACACCCGCAACATTTTTCAACTTTTTAAAGAGCAGTTCCAAACTATAGAGTTATTATACCTAACTCTTGGCGAAAGTAAAGCATTTTATTTTCGCGAAAAACTTGGAGGATAGTATCGGATTCGAACCGATGAGCAATTATCCGTTTTGCAGACGGACCCCTTAGACCACTCAGGCAACTATCCAAATTGGAGCTCCTAGCAGGTTACGATCCTGCGCCTCGATTATACCAAAATCGTGTTCTACCATTTCTACTATAGGAGCAATAAATTGGTGCCCTCGGGGAGAGTCGAACTCCCAAAACCCAGTTTCTAAAACTGGTATGTATACCAGATTGCATCACAAGGGCATGGCGGAAAGCGTTGGTCTCGATCCAAATACCTTGGCAGGTACGATCTACTTAGCAGGTAGTCCCAGTACCCCGACTGGTTCACTTTCCATTGACTATTTTTATATCTTACTACAACTTTTCTAAAAAGTAAAGTGGCAGAAGACAGCAGAATTGAACTGCAACCCTTTCGGATCACACTGCTTTCCAAGCAGGTATCAGAACCATCTGATATTATCTTCTACATTTGGCGGAGGGTTGGCGTAATCGAAACCCTGACCTTTCGGTTCCACTAGTTTTCAAGACTAGGCTTGCATCCCCGGCAAGATAACCCTCCATAAATTGCGTCGAAGATAGGACTCGAACCTACATCTGCCTCCAATTACCTTTATCTTGATTCGTATTCAAGGGGGGTACTTCGACATAAATGGTAGTCGGGGAGAATTACGATATCTCGACTTACGCAGTGTAAATGCGTCACTCTGCCTCTGAGTTACCCGACTAAAATTCTTGATACAGCGAACGCTCGCCGATCGTTTTAGGACACTTGTTATTGCTTAGGCATAATGCCAACAAGGTTATGTATCAAAGGTCGCCTTTCGGTTAGACCCAAAATGGTGCATCCGGTTGGAATCGAACCAACATCCTCGGATTTTCAGTCCGGTACATGAACCATCACTGTCACAGATGCTTTGGGGTATAGTATCGGTCCTGCCCCGACATTTTCCTCTTTCACAGAGAGGGGTTTTTCTTTTAAACTAACTATACCATTTTATGTTTACAGTTATCAAAATGCCATCGTTGCATAGTATTATTAGAACCTTCTTTTCCACAAAATGGACATTTTACTTTTTCTCTTTTCTTTCCTACATTATAATGGACACCCAACGATCTATTATATTCTTTTAAACTTTCTGAAATTTTTGATTTGGAAGATATTTTTTCTTCTTCGGATATATTCCATCTAGAAATTCCACCTTTTATCGCAGATTGTTTTTGAGATTCTTTGTCCCTCTTCTCCCAATAAGTTAAGCGAATTTCTCTTTTTTGTTCTTCTGTAAATAATTTTCCTGTCCTAGATTTAGAAATCTTCTGTTTTGTTTCTTCGGAATGAGATTTTGTAAAAGGTTTTCTGTTTTGATCTATAGATCCTCCAGAACCACCAATTACTAAATTATAAGTATTTTCATCAGAAACAAATTCTTCATTAACAATCAATGATTCTTTATAATACATCTCTTGTTCGTTATTAAAGAATTCTAAAATTTCTTTTTTAAAATTTTCTATTCCATATTTTTCTATGGATTGTTTGATTAATTTACCAGAACCCATATAACCGTCTTCTAAATTTTTTGTTTTATGGACTCCAATATAAATTTTATTATTAATAGTATTTGTGATTTGGTATAAAACATAGTACATAAATTTACCTCCACTAATATTTAGTGATTTTAACTTTTATGCTACCACTACACCATATTCACCATAATTTGGATCACCCACTTCGGTTCGAACGAAGACTCTTCTGGTTCAAAGCCAGACGATTTGCCAGTTAATCTATGGGTGATTAATTTATCCTTATTTTTAAAGAGCGGAACTTTTCAGTTCACTTTCAACTTAGGCATAGTTTACTCTAACCGATGCAACTTGTAAAGCCCTTTTTTAGAAGCAATCAATTTACAACAAGTAAACAATCCTACATAACAAAAAAGCCCAGTTTTTTAGACTGGGCTTGTTATTTTTAAAACTTATTAATTCTTAAAAACCACAAACCCTCAATATTTGTTGGCGGTGACTATTGCTAAACGCACAATATGTCACCTGCCACGTTTCGGGTGACATGGATAATTTAGAATTAATGAGTTTAATAATTTTATTCATAAACCTATTTATATAATTATGTTTCTTTATGAATTTTTGGAATAGGTTTCCACATATTTTGGAGATCTTCTACGTCTTGATCGGTTTCTTTTTTTCTATTTTTATTAGATTCTTTAAGAGCCATTATTCAACTACCATAATAACTTCATCAATAGAAACGATATAAAGATCACTATCTGCATGTACCGCTCTATTCCAGTTTAGAATTACGGTTTCGCCAATTGATACTTCGGCAACTTCAGGTCCGATTTGCTCGACAAATCCACGATCAGGCTCATCAGAAGATTTAAGAATAATGCCGCTTTCGGTTTCTTTCGATGATAAAATTTTTCTAACTAGGATATTATTTCGAGTAGGTTTCATATTATTCTCACAAAATAAAAGGGGAATGTATAATTCCCCTTAATTTAAATTACCAAATTACAGGGTGACCAAGTTGGCTCATACAAGAATTGTATGCACGCTTGAAAGTTTCATCTGCTTCGTATAGACCATAGTATAGACCTACGATACTACCAATACCAGCACCTGCGACAGCACCTGTTCCGGCTGATACAGTTCCAGCAATTACTGCGCCAGAAACCGCTCCAATAGCCGCAGCACCTGATCCAGCAACTAGAGCATCTTCGATACCGTTGACACCATAACCAGCAGTCTTATAAGCCAAGTCTCCACAATAATCTAGATCAGAATTAACATTAATGATATTTTTATCAGCCTTGGTATTAACTGTCGGTTTATAATTAGAAACGGACGCACATCCAGTCATAAATAGTGCAATAGCTAAAGTAGTATATTTCATATTTTCTCCTTTTTTGATTAAAAAATTATTCTTGTAAAAATTCTAGAAGTTTTATTCCGGTATGAGTTAATCTGATACAGGATTTATCAGGGAAAACGAAATCTTCTTCTGGTAAGCTAGAGATAGATTTTCCTTGATTTTCGAGGATTACGGATAATGCTTCTCCATAAGAGAATGGCTTATTTGTTAAATTATTATAAATTGTGTTAGAGATATTCATTTGCGTTCTTCAAAAAATATTTTTTATTTTTACGAGATGGGTCGAATCTATTATCAGTTTTATTTTTCTTTTTCTGTTTAGATTCAATTGGATCAAAGTCTCTAATAGTCTTAGCTTTCTTGTTCATTTTTCTCCGGTAATAGTCCTGGGAAGACTTCTGTTACTAAATTATAAGTTAATCCTTTTGTTTTAAGGTCTTTATTAAGCATATTAACAAACACTTTGGCTTCTTTTGGTTCAAAAGATTCTAACATCTGAATTAATAGAATATTTCGTTTTTCTTCGGATAAAGAATCTGAAGTTGGATTTCCTTTCATAAACAGATATACTCTACGAAGTTCGCTTTGTAAATCCGAAAAACTAATACCAGGAGCAGTATCAGTAGGCTCTTTATATTCCTTAGGAAATTTGTTTACATAAAATTGATATTTTGGATCAAAAACATACGATAAAAAGTCTTTAAACCAAGGGGTAGAATTTTCAATCATAATCCGCTTCTTTTCGTTTTTTGAATCAGTAGAATTAATCTGATCCAATATTTCGTACATAAATTTTTTCATTTGTTAAAACTCATCAATAACTTCAAGTAGGTTTATCATCTTCTTTTCAACAAAATATTTATACATCTTTTGTCTATTAGAAGGTTGTGCGTTTTCATATTCGTCAACAATATTTAGTCTAATATTTTCTGGAATAGAATCAAAAGAAATAAGCGTTTCATTTAATTTATATCTTTCATATACATCGACATCAAAACAAATTTTAGGGTCTTGATCAAGCCACTCTTCTAATTTTTTAGAACTAACCGCTTTCTGTCTTTTACCTGAGACAAAATCGTTAATATCGGTTAATATATTTCCAATATTATCTCCACGATCTCCGCGAATAATCTTCTCTTTTAAATCTCTCAACGGATCCTTAGAAGTAACAAAAACTCCCAGCATTGGATTATATTGTTTAACGTTAGGATATTTGTGTAGTTGAATAAAATCTTTATCAGAAGATAAAATTAATACTTTTTCATGAGCACTTAATCTAGGAACTAGAGTTCCAATAACGTCATCAGCTTCTGCACCATCAACTTCAACAACTTTATAAGGAAAATGATCTTTTAGGTCTTGTTTTAGTCCATTCAAAACCTTAAAAATTAAATTCCAGTCAAGAGGAGACTTTTCCCTTGCATCTTTTCTATGAGCTTTATAGTGAGGAAATATTTGTTTCCTCCAATAAGTTCTAGAGTCACAACAAAGAACCGTATCCCCATATTCATATCTAAACTTTTTAGTATTTGCTCTTATTGAATTTAGAGCAACGTGCTTAATCAAGTTTTCTTCAAGAGGTGCTTTCGCATTTACGTGGGCAATAACTGAAGAAATCATCACCTGATTCAAGTCAATCAAAATACTCATTTTTATATTCCTTTTATTTTAAGGCTTTTAGTAATACCGTATCGGAATTAATTCTTCCATTCAAAGAAAAACTCTTTCCGTTGATAGAATTCATAACGGTTTTTAGTTCGCTCTTTTTGCCTTTAGTAACTGCAGGTAATACATCTAAAGGTTTTCTTAGAGTCTTTTGCATACTCAAATGCTCGTCAAATCCTTCGATAGATGATCCTTTAACCGAAAGACCAGACCCATCTATACACATATATATTCCCAATTTTTTGGTTTTAGTATTAAATACCCACAATTGAGAACACCCAATAATATCAACAGGATTAATTGATACTATCTTATATTCGGTATCTTCTTTTTTATGCTTAACCTTAGAAACTTTCTTAGCAACAGGAACCGATTTTTTCTTCTTAGGTTTCCTAGTTACTTTTGCGTTTGAGATTAACTTTTCACAATCTTCTATAATAGAAGTTATAAAATCAATAAACTTTTTCAGATCAGTTCTTTTAAATAAAGAATACCCTTCAATTAATTGTTCATCAGTTTTATTATATGCTCCAAGAAGTTCTTCTTTAAGAGGTTTATAGTGTTCGGATATTTGTTTTGCATGAACCCCTTTTACCGATTTAGTAATCAACCAATCATATGGAGAAAATTCTACAGGCTTTTTTTCTTTAATCCATTGATCAACATAACCATCTATTTCTGAAATATAGATAGAACATTGTTCAAATATTCTATCTTGAATAGATATTCCGTCGTCTTTTTTAGCAAACTGTGATACGCTTTGAGAACCGTCAACGAACTTTAAAAGATTATTGATTCTATCTTCGATCCATTCTTTTTTATTTAAATTTGCGCCTCGTTGTTCCAGTCGACAAACAAACCCCAAATTAAGAAACCTATCCTCAGATACTGAGGATATTTTTTCTTGGAGATCTTTATCAAATTTATATTCTTTTAGATAATCTAAAGTATATTTTTTAGATTCTTTAGACGAAAGTTGATTGGCATACCAAGATAATGCTCTAGGAACCGAAAGCGCGTCTTTATCCCATGTAGGTTCTTCGCCAATAAATTTTTGTTCTACTTGAACACTCGTTCGTATTTTACTCATTTAAATTCACATGTTAATTATTAAATTTCACAATTACAACTTTATTATGTTGTAATTTCAACAAGCCGATCATTAGCAAATTTCTTATAAAGTTCATCAATATATTTACGAGATTTTTTTGTTTTCTTAACAACAACCCCATAAAACCCAGATATTATCAAATTTGATGTATATACATGAGGATCAGTTAAAATAGCCTCAAAATTATCTTTATCAATAAGAAATCCTTTATCATTAACTTTATATACCATAATGTGGTAATAGTTACCGAGTTGAGAAGTTACATATTTCGAATTATCTCTATATTCGAATCCACGAAGATCTAATTCATCGTTAGATTTTGGAAAAAATGAGACTCCATCAACATTATCATCAAACAGTTCTTTCACAATAGACTTAATTATATTCGACATAGTTTAAAAAGTAAATTTATTTTTTTGATAAGTGTTTTTTCGTAACTCTCGCCGAAATCCAAGAATTATAGTACTCGTCGGTCAAGAGAACATCAAACTCCAATTGATATTTAATTTCATAATAAGAACATTCGGATTTAGATTTACATAATTTCAATATAGTTCTTGTAAATTTATCTTCGCCGTTTAGTTTAACTTGTTCATTTAACTCTAAATTGGATCCAAAATACGTTTTCCAATCTGAGTCAACCAAATAACGCTTCTTTTTTCCTTTAATAGTTTTGGTTTTTTTAAAATAAAATTGTTTTTTTCCGATATATTTTCTATTATTTACGGAATCAAATATTATATAAACAAATCCCCAATATTCTTGGGGATTTTCGAATGGTTCATTTTCATAAAACCAAGTCATTTTTAATCCCAATCAGATTCAGATTCTAGAAAATCTTCTTCTTCGGGAATATCTTGCTCAATTGTTTCGATTAATTCGCTACAAAACGGACAATATAATTCTTCGTGTTCTTTAACCAAATTTTCGTTAAAGGATAAAGCGAAATCCGATTCACAGTTGTCGCATAATGTGGTTACAACCTTTTTCATATAAAAATTCCTTGAAAAAGAAATTATTTATACATTTATCCAGCACAAGATTCACATTCTCCCTTACTAGCCTGAACACCAGATTCGGATCTGATATAATATAGAGATTTAATCATTGGATCATTAAATGCCATTTGATGAACTTCTGAAATATATTGTTCAGATTCATCTGAAGAAAAGAATAAATTTATAGATTGAGCTTGGTCAATATATTGCTGTCTTGCTGCAGATAATCTAACAATAACTTTCTGATCTATCTCAAAAGCAGTTTTAAATACTTTCTTTTCGTCTTCAGTTAACCAATCAACATTTTGTACAGAACCATTATGAGCTATAACTTCGTTTATATGTTCTTCGTCGTAAATACCTTTCGTTTTTAATAAATCCAAGAATACTGGATTTATTCTATTCATTTCTCCAGCAGCAGATCCTTGTACATAAACGTTCTTATATACAGGTTCAATTCCTTGTGAAACTCCTCCCATAATCCCAGCTGTCGATAATGTGGGTGCCACGGCAATTAGATGCGAATTTCTTCTTTCGTATCCTCTACACCATTCTGGTTCTCCAAAAACTTCGGCCATCCATTTCGTTGCTTTATTGGATTCTACATAAATTTTCTTAAAAATCTCAGAATTTTTAAAATGAGCTTCCAAAGATTCAAACGGAATCATATTAGATTGTAAATATGTATGGAAACCCATAACCCCTAATCCCAATGCTCTTGATTTTTCAGTAAATCTAACCGCTTTTTCAAGACCTTTTATAGTCTTTCCAATGGAAACGAATTCTGAAGCAACACAATCCAAAAACACAGTAGATACAAACACCGTGTCAGTATCTTTCCACTCATCGTATTTTGCTAAATTTAAAGAAGAAAGTACACATGTATATGTATGATCCGAATCAGAAAATAATGTGATCTCAGTACATAAATTTGACGCTTTTACCTTTAATCCATTATCTTTATAACACTTTGGGGTTAATTTATTAACTTTATCGACAAAAAAGAAATACCCTTTCCCAGTAACCATCTTGGTTTTCATAACTTTTTGGTATCTGGAAATTGCTTTTTTGTCACCAGAATTTAATCTTTTAATAAATTTATCAGCAACTATCCATCCAATATTACAATCATCAGGACTTGTATTCAAAAAATTAATAATTTCCCAAAAATCTTCATGATCAATTTCAATATAACCCGCCCAAGCACCTCTCCGAGTATTTCCTTGAGAAATATCTCTAGACAACTGTACAAAATCTTTTAAAACGGGCAAAACACCAGACGCTTTTCCTCCAGAAGAAATATCTGTTCCTCTGGGCCTAATTGCTCCAAGATAAGAACTTGTTCCAAATCCATTTTTAGAAAGCATTGCAACTTCTTTTTGTGTATCATAAAAATCATACACAGAATCTTCAACATAATTCCCAGAACAACTTACATTACAACCCCTTTCCGTCCCCATATTAGCCAAAACTGGTGTTGCACAAGATAACCATCCATTCCAAATAATATTATAAAATCGTGTTTCCCATGATTCTGGATCATCTGTCCATTTTGCAGCACATTTACTGATTCTTTTAGCAACAGATTTAAAATCTTTTTCAGTTTTTGTTATGTATTTTGAAGAAAATAATTGCCAACCAGCAGTTGTAAACCATAACGGAAGTAAACCTTCGTCTTGGAGGTGTTTTCTTTCTTCAGATAATTCTTGATAAATTGTTTTCATGCCGCTTCCTCCGTATCCCATTCAAATCCCTTTTCATTCCAATCTCTTTTATACGAATTTCCTATTTTATAAAAGAAATCATGTAATTGAGGAGCGTTAATATTTTTATAGAACCATGTTTTAATAGGATTATATTGTGGATTATAATGTTTTTTAAATCCAAGTTGTCCTAAACATAAATCTAATCTATGTTGAATAAATGATTTTAATTGTCGATCAGTAATACCTTTAATATTGCCTTTTTCAAATATCATATCTATAATTCTATCTTCATGTTCGTTAATGTGCGAAACCGTTTCTAATAAATCGTGTTCCAATTTTTCAATTTCGTCATCGCTTAAATTGCTTTCTTCTAATAAAGTCTTAAATAACCACGATCCAGCTAATGAATGTAAATTTTCGTCCCTAACGGAAAAGTTGATACCAGCAGTAACATTTACCAATTTATTCTTACCTTCTGCTTGAAAATGTTTTAGAAACGCAAACGAAGAATATAGAATAGCGCCTTCGATCATAGAAAAAACCGCAAGAGACTTCAAAATATCATAAATATTATCGGAAGGTTTTGCTATAACCTTGTTAATCCAATTAATTCTATTAAATAGAATTTCATCTTCTACATAAGAATTATAAAATTCGTCTGTGTTTAATCCAAGAACTTCGTTCAATTTATTATAAAACGGAGCATGGACATTTAATTCAAAAAACGAAAAACAATTAGACATTCTTTCGATATCTGGTCTAGGAAATAATCTCTTAATTTTCCCGGACCAATATTCTTTACCCACGACCAATTCATACAAAGTAAACAGCTTTAATGTTGTTACAACTCCATGATATTCGGCTTCTGTAAAATTTGTTTTCATATCATGAAGATCTTTTTCGACTTCAATTTCGTTTGGATGCCAAAAAATATCCATTTGTTGATTAGCAAATTCAATTGCTGTCGGATAATCCATTGTATAAGTGCTTTTCTTTTGTAATAACCTTGGTTCTTCCATATTTCCTTCCTTATTTTTAATATTTTACCATTGATCAACATCAACAATCGGAATTTTTAATTCCCCTTCAATCCCGTTTACTTTATGCCTCAAAATTAAATGGATACAGTATCCTAATCCAGAAGATTCTGTATATTCTAATTGATAGTTTTTATCTTGTTCAGGAAATTTATTTATAATCTCTAAAATATTTTCTATATCTTTTTTCTGAAAATTTATTCGCATATTATTCTATATCAAAAAATTTATTCAAATTTACTTCGTTTATATTTTTTACATAAATCTTTAATTTCTTTTTCTTAGCATACTTCAACATATGTGCTGAACCCGGAGATTTTCCATCATATACTAATATAAGTGCATCTGCGTAATTACCCATTTGTTCGTTTCTAGCTAATCCAGCTTTTTTACCAAGACCTTTCCAATCCGCGTAAAAATAAGATAATTTAATTCCATTTTCTTTAGCATAACGTTCGCCCAAAGAATCAACTCCTTGAGCGACGCCACAAACCACTTCTGTTATATCAAATCCGGAATCTTTTACGGCTTCTACTACAAGTTCATAATTAGTAATAAATCTAGATCCTGCTATAATAACTTTCATAGAAATCCAAAAAGCCTATATAAATTTTGGGCAGATATGAAATCAATTTCTTCTTCGCCTTCTTCAATAATATTTTTAACAAAAAGTTCTAGGTCTTTTGGTTCAAAACAAATAGTATCCGAATCGCAACAATCTTGATAAAACCCATTCGATTTAAATACCAATTCTTTAATTTTTGGATTTAATGTTTCAGTTTCCATTCTTCTAATTTTATTTCGTAAGCATAATCGGAACAAGGTATGAGTTTATTGTACCTTTCAAATTCTTTTGTAGCCGTTTCCGGATTATCAAAAACGGCAATAATCGAGAATCTTCTTGGAGTAATATATCTATGTTCTTCTAATAGTAGATATACTTTATCATCCATTTTACAGATCGCCTTCTTTCCTATTTTCCGAAGAATAAACATCAAATTTTCCGGCAGGATAGCGGGAAATTAGTTTATTAACATTTTCCTTGACAACTTCGTTTGGATCAACACCAATTGCTCTACAAGCATTTACCCAATACCAAATAACATCTCCAAGTTCTCTCATAATATGAAACTTATTTTCTTCAGTAAGAGGCTTACCTTGGAAAACGGTCTTCTTAACAATCTCCATAAATTCTCCAGATTCAGAACAAAGACCCATAGCTCCGGTAATAAGAAGAGAAATATTTACGTCTTTTGATTCATTCTTTAACGCATTTAATCTATTAGTGAAAAATTCAAAATCGTTAGATTCATTACTTGTAACAGAAGCAACAAATTCACTATATCTATTCAAATCAATATTATTACTCATTTCTTTACCTCATTATTTGTTAAATTTATATTCAATATCTGCTCTATGCTGATGCCATCCTCTAAAATTCTTTTCGAATTTTTTATTTTTGTTTGGCGTTGCTTGATGTTCCACCGGACTTGCGTGAATTGGAACAGATCCAACCAAATCTTCATACAGTTTAAAATCTTTTTCTGAAGAAGGATTTTTTCCATCATGAGTTAAGTAACTAACTCTAGCACATCTAGCACCAGACATTTTAATCAATTCTTCGTTTGTATACTTAATAAATTCTAATTCAGTTATATAAGGAAGATGCCATTCTCCGTAATTAATTGGAGAAGGGATAGAATTAGAATATTGTTCTAGCATTTTACTGGCAAGAACATAAATTTCTGGTTGTGCATCTTCATGAAAGCGCAGTTCAAAAAAATTGTCCCATTCAGTAGAAGTAACGATTGTTTTTGTCCACATCCAAGGTTCGATGATTCTATTTGCTAATTGTTTATGTAACCCAATTTTACTAAATGAATACGCAGCAAGACAAGCGGGATATCTAGCAAATAACCATAATCTTTTAGCAAGATTTAATCGGATACCATCCAATTCTTCTTTTGCTTGCATTCCTGCTTGATTTTTTCCCCAAAAGACAGGAATAACAGGATCATCAATAACATCTCGTATCATTTTTTTAACAGGAATTGCTCTAGAAGAAGCAGAGTTCCTTGAGAAAACGCGATGGGTGTTAAATTCAGATAAAATGAATCTTGGATATTTTAATTCAAATGTTGTAATTCTAATTCCTAAAGGAGAAATACTATCTAAAATAATTTTTGCTTCAATCATACTTTTTTCCAATTATTAAATTCCAATTCAGCCCTTAATCCACTAAAGGTGTTATTATCTATAATACGCCGGATTTCCGGTTTAGTCAACCCCGCCAATACAGCTTCGTTTATATCTTTGCCAGGAAAACTGCTAGGAAACAAACAAATACTAAATCCGTTATCAATATATTTTTTTATCTGTTTTACAATTTGAGGATTTCTAGGTTCGTTATCATTAACCAATACTACATTCTCTTTACCCAAGAATTCGGCAACCATCAAATTAGCGTCAGCTGTTGCTATAGCGTTTTTAAGAAATAAACTATCAATCGGACCTTCAACAACCAATACTTTTTCTTTTTTATTTAATCTATCAAGACCAAATAACTTTTTCTTATCGTTCAACTTTACAGTGATATATCTTAAAGGATTTTTATTTAGAACCCTTCCTTGAACAGCAAAAAGATTACCGTTTTCGTCTCTAAAGGGAATAACGATTCTCTCTTCATTTTCGATTAACTCTTTATCATAATCAGGTTTCAAACTTAAAACGAATTCTTTAAAGTCTTTGGCGAAATATAGATCCTTATGAAATCCTTTTGGGATTTTCCTATCAATTATATAGCGTTTCGCGAAATGATTATCCGTTAATTCGGATATTGAAGGAAGATTAATATCATACTTTTTCTCAAAAACTGGTTTTTTGAAATTAAACTCAGGTTTTTTATATGGGGTATGTTTATTTACATCACTAGTATAACTTTCTAAAGAATATTCTTTAGCCAAGAAAGGATCAACATATTCTAAAAATTTATAAAAAGTAGTTGAGTGGGAACAATTATGGCACATATAAAAATAGCCATTTCCCTTTTTATAGATATAACCTCTTGCTTTAGTTTTCTTTTTTAGAGAGTCTCCACAAAAAACACAAGAAAAATTATAAAGGTCGCTATTTTTTTGTTTATAGTTTGAAAGTTTGGGAGATACAAGACTCAAATATTTTCTATCAAGATAGATACTCACAATATCACCAAAGTTATTTACAAAAATATATCATAACGCTAAAGATAAAAAAAGTAAAACGATAAAAAACGCTTTACTTTTTAAAAAAATAAAATTAGAATAACTATGTGGTCGGTTGAGATAGATTATTCTAAAGTTAGCTGTCTAAAAGCTCTAGTACATTGAGTTTCTTCTATACAATGCGAAAAATGGTGATCATAAGTTATTGATATTGTATCTTTTATACCAAATATCTTATTAATTTGAATGTTTATTTTTTTATTTTCGTCACAGGGATACGGTAATTCGCTACATAATGATAATTTAACTATACCAAATATTCCATCAACTTTATCAATACTAATTACTTTGTATTTTTCTTGTCGTTTAGGTTTTGTTGATACATTTTCCATAACAACAAAACTTCCATTAATATCGGAGTCGTTAATATTAACAATTAAATCCCCAACTGGAGATCTCCATTTACCTTCTATATATTTAAGAAGTTTTTCATCAGTTTCGGATTTTAATATTTTTAAATCGTCTTTTGTTATGACATGATCGCCGACAAAATTTATTGGATTGAGTAGTTCTTGCCACGCAAGACTTCCAAATGCGCCTATAATAATACCTACACAGAAAAATATAATCTTTCGCTTTAGGTCTAAACATTTTTGACTGGGTTCTTTATTATACATTATTTTTGACCCTTATTATATTCTTCTACTATTTTTTTAACTACTTCTTGAGAATTTTCTATTCTCATTGAGTTGGAATTTGGTTTAATTACAACAGTATTCCAAATTAATCCTAAAAATGCAGTAAGTATAAAAGCAACTAATGCAAAAACAACTTTTCTAATTAATCTCATTTCTGGCATTTCCTGGCGTAAAGAATCTACCATTTCTTCAAGATCTTTTATTCTGTCTTCAAAATCATCAACTGATTTTTTACTTCTTATTTCGTCTTTAAGTTTTTCTAACTTATTAATAACTTCGTTATAAGAAGAATCTAGTTTATTTAAAGATCTTTGATTTTCTAAAAGATCCCTTTCTAGAATAAATATTTTTGACCAAACGTCCTGTTGATTATTATTTTCCAATTTTTTTACCTTTATCTCTTAATTAAATTTCAATAAAGGGGACGTTATTAGATCCCTCTGAAATGCCAAAAATTTATTTTATTAGTATTGCTAAGTATTTATTAAACCTTACTTTTCTGTCGATTAATCCTATTGTGCCGCCGTTTATTCTTTTAGTCATTCCTATAAGATCTTTTTTATCGCAATATTTATTTAAATTATTTGTTGACCAATACCAACAAGCAGACATTATGGCAATTTTCTTATTTTTAATAATTAAGTCGGGATCGTTAACTAAACTTAAATCATTAAATAAAAATTTTGAACAAGCAATATAATTGTGTTTTCCTGTACATTGAATAGGACCTCTTCCTCTGTATTTCCAACCATCGCCGGATTCTGGAGAACCGTTACCCATTCTATTTGCGTAGACTTTATTTGCTATTAATTGGGGTTTTTTTGCGTATTGTGATGCTATTGACGGAGTTCCGAAATATTTAGGAAAAGTTTTTCGTAATCCCGCTGCGGAATAATATAGATTTTCTTCCATAATAGTATAATCTAGACATTCGTGACAGGTTTGTGCCAGAAAACCAGCGACTCTTTCTGGCGTATTAATGCCATATTTTGGTAAAATTTCATATATAGCATTATACCAAAGTTTTTCTTCTGGATTGACTAGTATCTTACAAAATTTCTCAAAAGTAAAGTTAAATGTATATAGGTTTTCGCTTAAATTTTTAACGTCTTTTTCAGTAACTACAATATTATCGACGGGTTTAATGTCTAATGGTTTGTGTATCAAAAGAAGATTTTTTTCTTCCAATGCATTTTGTATAATTACTTCGGTATTTGAAGTAGGGTTTCTAAATAACGATAAAAATTTAGTAAGTATGCTCATATAATCCTCTAGTATATTTCTCTCCATTGCAAATCTACCCAAACTTTAATAGTTCCTCCAATTGCTTGGCAACAAACTACATATATTTCTGAATCGGTAGAATCTTGGTTTTGGGCTATGAAATTTTTCTTTGCGTTGCTTGGTTGATTCACTGGAGCAGTTCCGAACCCTTTTGAACTTCCTCCCGGAGAAGCAGACCCAACTATACCACCATCTAATACATCACCGCCTGAAATGGCAGTTCCAGTTAAATTATACTCCACAGCAGAATCCATTCCAGCAGAAACCCAAGTTGAATTTGCTAAAGTTATATTCGACGTGTTTGCTAGTTTAATAATTTTCCAATACGCTGGAAAATCTTCTGCATAAACGTTTACATTTCCGCTTCTGGCAATAACTCTATTTAGATATCCTCGGAAGGTATTTTTTAATCTGATGGCAATTATTGGGTACAATCCATTTGCAACAGTCACAGATTGCGAGGTCGTTCCTGAATTTACTGCAAAATCAATACCTGATTCAACATAACCACCTTCTGAGGCTACAGAAGAACAAATCTGATCAAAATATCCTCCAGATGTTGGCCCAGTATTTCTAAGTTCACACCTAATTGGTAAATTAGGATTACTCATATAAACAGTCGGCAAATAATTATCATTATAAAATTCATGAGCTATCACAATATTTCCGTTATGAACAAAGCCGCATCTAACTCTACCAACGCCCAACCATTGAAAGTCTATAAAAAAGATTTGAGTTTTTGTTATATCCAAATTCCAACTTCCGCCTTTTCCATAATTATTACCTTCTGTGGAAGTTCCAATTATTGACGTATTACAAGTATCCATATTCCATTGGGATTGCACGACTCTACGAGAATCTGAAGGGGAACCGCTAGTATCAGTTCTGATAACAAAACTTAATACTCCGTTTCCATCTTGTTCAAAATATATCCCATTTAAATCGTCAAAATATCCAGTTCGTTTCACAACATTGGTAACATTTGAATAAAAATTAACCGTCGTCTTTATAAATTGACTTTTTCCTGGCATATAATTATGATACATTTTTGTTTGATGTATAGCATAACTTGATGCATTATTTGATGTAGACAGTCTTGCCGCAGATTGGTTTGTAATATGCGTTATTAATCCGCCGTTAGACATCGTATCTCTGAAGTTTGGATCTATACCATAGGTATGTTTATAATCGCCTAGTGTAAATTCTTCGGAAACTCTTAATCTACCAAAAGCGTCGGATTGAGAGTTAGAAAAAAAACTTGTATTATACGAACCAGTTACAAAAATAGGGTTTTCGGTTGAATTTACTAGAGTGTTTTTTGATATTGGAATGGAATTTCCCGAATCGTTTTTAATTTCTACTTCATTAATAACATTAATATTAGAATCAAAAAGATATGTCATATTATTCTCCATCCATTTCTATAAACCATTTGAACAGCGCCATTATCAATTTTTAAAATAAAACCGCCGATATCATTATCCACATTTCCGACAACAGAAATTGGATTTATGGAACAGTTACCGGATTCATCTTTTATCACTATTATTTTTCCGTCTTGAGCAGTTGTTTGTAAAAATATTGTAGTAGATTCGGGAGAATTTACTACAACATAATAATCAGTTGAAACTAAAGAATATGTGTTACTTGTAACAACGGTTGTATTATTGACTATCGTATTACTGGTAATATAATCGAAATAAAATTTTCTATTATCTTGATTATATGTTAGATATTTATTTTCCCCAATAGAACCCGAATTAACATCGTCAAGATACCTGAAATTAACTTCGCCTCCTCCGGGACCAGCCATTGAAATTTTCGAAACCCAATCCTCAAGCATTTTTAGTTTAGCTTGAAGTGCTTTTATATTTGGATCTGGTTTTTTTGAATTCGGTTGATTAAATAGATCTGTATGTTCTTGGACGGATTTATTTAATTCTTCTTTTGTTATAGAGTTAACTATCGTGGTAATATAGTCTTCTTGTATTTGTTGAATTGGTTCAACTTTTTCTATTTCCGGAAGAACTATTTCTTCAGTTAAAATAGATACTTGTTCTTCAAATATACTAACAGTATTTTCCGATACTTTTTGTTTAGTTTCTTGTAGGGATTTCGAAAGAGATTTTTTAAACTGAAAAACTTTATCGTTTTCTTGTTCGTGTTTAAGTTCTTCAGAAATTTGCGTTAAAAAATTAGAAGGATTAGAAACCTCCAACCCTTCTGCTTTTTTTCTTAGCTTGTTTTTAAACGCTTCGCTAAAGTCGGACATTTTTATTTTAGTTCGCGTAATTTATAGATAGTAGAATTACAT